GTATACAGATGCTGCGTTAACTACGTTTGCTCCTAATGGTTTTTATTCAGATGAAACTGTTGTAAGGCAGCAGGTTTCAGGTGTTTTATTTGCAGAAGTAGCATGTGCTTCTTGTGCGCCAGTTCCTACACCAACGCCAACTCCAACACCGACGCCTACGCCTACGCCTACGCCGACACCGACACCGACGCCTACGCCGACACCGACGCCGACGCCTACGCCGACACCAATTTCTTATGACTATAGAGTTTACACTAAGTGTAGTGACACGCCAACACAAATATTTAGAGTTCTTAGCGGAGCGTCTTTCCCTGCTGTTGTTAAGTTTAATGGAAATTGTTATGACAACCAACAAACAACCATATCAACAAGCACAGTGGATATAGTTGATTCATACGGAGATTGTGCAACTTGTTTAGCAACAACACCAACTCCGACTCCAAGTCCATCACCGACTCCAAGTCCTAGTCCAACACCGACCCCAGCTCCTTTATTTTATAGATTACAAACTTGTGATGGTTCTATAGCGTCTGATTGTTGGCAACAATTTGCATCAGCTCCAACATTTGACCAAAGATTTATTGATGGTTCAACAGGAGCTTTCTATCGTTATGCAGGAGACCCAGGAACTTCAACTCCTGGAGGAGCAACATGTAGTAATGTACCACAGCCGGTGGGAACTGCTACAGGATGTCCAACGTCTACGCCAAGTCCGACTCCAAGTCCGACTCCTGTTCCAGACCAAGAGGTGTCCGCTAGACTTTGTAATCAACCAGGTTCAGCTTTAAGGTATTTAAGGTTAACTGGTCAATCAAATCTACCGGTAGGGGCTGCTTTAAGCTTATCAGGCACATGTTCTTTTGGAACTCTTGACCCGAATGATTGTTGGGAAATAATTAATTTAACTCCTAGCACAATTGAATGTACAGTAACAGTTGTTACGGTTTATTATAGTGGATGTACAGCTTCAGAGTGTGCTGCTCCAACACCAAGCCCTACGCCTACGCCAAGTCCGACTCCAACTCCAACATATAAATATGCACAATATATAGCTTGTGGTGATGATGTAGTAGCAGAGGTTAGAGCACCATTCGCTGACACATTCCCAACTGTATTAAAAATATCAGGAACTTGTTATGAATTTGTAAATGAAAACGGTGCAAGTGGTCCAGATTACACCCTTTACACACCTTATGCGGATTGTGCTACGTGTCAAGCTTCAACTCCGACGCCAACTCCGACTCCAACTCCGACTCCTAACCCTACGTGTATAGGAATCTCAGTAGCTCAAAGCACTATTAGCGGTAATGATGCATGTGAATCTACTAGATATGAAACAAAATATTTTGATTCAGGCTCGTTCTGTTCAGCAACTGTTTATTATGGAGCAGACAATACTTGTTCATCTTTATCTGGCGCTGTGTATGTTACAGATGGTAGTTATTCAAGATATTGGAACGGCACTTCGTTCACTTCTTGTACAGGGTGTCCATAATATTAATTTTATTTTTTAACTTAGATAAAATTTAATCTAATGCAATACATAAACAACTTCATATCTGTTGAAGATTCTCAATATATAATAAATTTAATTAATCAAAATCACACACGTTCTTCCGTTGTTGAAGGAGTCTCTGATAGAACAGCTATCTCGGATTATAGAACCTCAAGCACTTCTAATCTTGACATGAATGACCCTGTGATTTCTAAAATAAACAATAAAATAGCGGCCTTACTTAATTTGGATGTTAATAAAGGCGAAGCCATACAAGGTCAGATGTATGAAGTTGGTCAATACTTTAAACCTCATCATGATTATTTTACAGGAGCAGGATATGATATGCATTGTAAGGCATCAGGAAACAGAACCCATACTTTAATGGTATATCTTAATCAAGAATTTGAGGGAGGGGGAACTAACTTTCCTAAACTAAATCAAATTGTTTTACCCGAAACAGGTAAAGCTTTATGGTGGGAAAATATGATTAACGGGGAGCTGCAAGAAAGTTCTTTGCACGAAGGTATGCCTGTTACTGCAGGAAAAAAATACATTATAACTTCTTGGTGGAGAGAGAAATCTTGGGATGGTGCAGGTGATGAAAAACAATACAGTAATTTAAAATCTAAAATAGTTAAAGTAGAAAATCCTTTCTCTAATACAATTAAAGAAAAATTAAAAGTTTACACTGATAAATCACAATTGCCTATAGTAACAGAAAATGGATTTGAAATTAGAAAGTGTCCAGAACAAACTTGGAAAATAATACAAGATGCTTATGGCATATTAAAAAACAAAAACATACCAGAAGAGTTTGAAGGAAAAGAAGATTTTATAAAAGGAGGTGGCTCAGAGTTATTACCCTTTGACTCTATACCTTCTATTCGAGATTTAATACACTCTCAGCTATTAGACATACATAAAGATTTTTCAAAACAAAATATAGTTCCTTCTTATGTCTATGGTATAAGGTCTTACTTAAGAGGAGCAACTTTAACTCCTCATTATGAGAGAGTTGAAACTCATCACATTAGCTCCATTATAGTAGTTGATAAAGATTTAAAGTGTGGTTGTCAAAACAAAAAGTATGCAGATGACTGGCCTTTAGACATAAAAGGACACGATGGGGAGTGGTATAAAGTCTATGCGCAGCCAGGGGATATGATTCTATACGAATCAGCTGTGTGTGAACACGGAAGAAACGAGCCGTTTGGGGGAACTTTCTTTAGAAATTTTTACACACACTATAAGTATAATCATTAATGATAAATTTTATTCAACTTGACCCTAATGGTTTATGTAATGCAGGTTGTTGGTTTTGCCCTGTAAGCTCAATAGGTAATCCCAAAGACCAGATTGCTCAAATGGAGGTGGAATTGTTTGAAAAAATAATATCTGAAATTACATTTTTAAAAGGAGATTTAATAAATCCTAATCTTAATTTTATTTACGCATCTCATTTTAACGAAGTGTTATTATATAAACATTTTGAATCTATGTTAAAAGTATTAAATAAATACAATTTAAGTTTATGCTTGCTTACCAATGGCGTACCGTTAACGCCAAAAAAAATTGACTTAATAAATAAATATAAACCTGCTGTTAGTATGATTGCAGTAAACGCTCCTGTTTATGAAAAAAGATTGTTTGAAAAAAGAACAGGAATGAAAGAAGTTATGTTTGATAAACTAATAACCAACATAAATTACGCTAAAGATAATTTATATAATCCTGAAATTTTGTTACTTCAAATAAATGGTATTAATGAAAAATCAAATATTGAAAAATTAAAAAACTTTCCAGACTTAGAGATTGCAGAGATGGAGAGACAGGTTGCTATTGCTAAAGCATTATTTCCTTCTATTAAAATTACGGAACAATGGAATCTTATTGACCGTGCGGGTTTATTAAAAGATGTTATGGTGAATAAATTGCCAGAAGGTGAGGTGGTTGGATGCAGCTCTAAAAGAGATACAGATTGGTTACACATTTCCCCACAAGGTGATGTGTTTTTATGTTGTAATGATTTTTACATGGAGCATAAGTATGGAAATTTAAAAGATAAAACCATAAAAGAAGTTTGGTTCTCTCAACAAAGAATAGATGTAAGTGATAATGCTTTTAATACAATCTGTAAAAATTGTGCTTCTGCTATAATAAAAAAATAACATGCCCTCAATATTTGTAAGTATTGCTTCTTTTAAAGACCCTGAAATATTTTCTACTGTTTTTGATTTGTATGACAAAGCAAGCAATCCTAGTCGAGTGTACGCTGGTGTATTGCTTCAAGACACTGTATCAATATTAAATAACTTTAAAGTTCATTTCACAAATCCTAACATAAAGTTTAAACATCTTCTACCTGAACAAGCTCAAGGTTGTGGCTGGGCAAGAAACTACATAATGAAAAACTTATATGAAAATGAAGATTACTTTTTATTAGTAGATAGTCATAGTAAATTTAAAAAAGGATGGGATGAAGAATACATTAGCATGCTTAATAACACTCCTACCAAAGGTGTGTTAAGTGGTTTTCCTAGGCATTATGAATTTAAAGAACCTTACGATGTTTACAGTCAAAGAAGCTTATGCTCTATTTACATACCTAATGATATACCTTTTGTTGGAAAATTTAATGGACCTCACGAACAAAAGTTAGCAAAAAAAGAGAACGAAAGAATTATGAATATTTCTGGAGGAAATATGTTTGGTTCTAAAGAAGTTGTTTCTGCTCTTGTGATTAATGATTTTAATTATTATGGTAACTGTGAACAAGAACTTTACAGTTTATTACTTTACCAATGTGGTTTTGACATCTACGCACCTAGTGAAAATTTAGTGTGGCATAAGTATTTTGTAGTAGGAAGAGATGATTACAGGGATATCTTTAAAGAAAAAGACAACAAAATTAATTTTTGGCCACATGCTGCGGACATAAATTGCACCTCAAGGTCTTCTGACTTTTGGTTAAAGGAGTATAATGATTTTATTAATAGGCATAAAAAATAACATAACTTAATAATTCGTAAATTTGTATTTCAATTAATTGATTTTTATGTCGTGTAAAACTATAAATTTAGTATGTCCTATTGGAGCTGTTGGAGATGAATGTACATTTAGGTTTACTTGTTGTGATGGAACTAAATTAGAATACTTAGTTGATACAAATAGAACAGCACAAGTTTGTTTGGAACTTACTTCTAGTGTTCTTGTAACGTCAGTGTCGGGTTCGTGGAATGATGCAGCATCTAATTGTTCTACAAATTGTGGGGATGCAGACAACACCCCTATTGTTACTTTTGAATATAAGCAATATCAAAACTGTAATAATGCTGCAGAAACAGTAATATTTAGAGCTACCTCTGGATATACTTGGCCAGCCGTAGTACAATACAATTCAATTTGCTATCAAACACCTTTAACAACAAGCACAACCTCTACTATAGATGTGTCGGTGTTACCGGTTTATAATGATTGTGCTAGCTGTACAGCAACACCCTCTCCGACGCCAACTCCGACTCCAACTCCAACTCCGACTCCGACGCCAACTCCGAGCCCTGGACCGACTCCGAGCCCTGGACCGACTCCTACTCCTACACCAACGCCTGCTCCATTACCTGAGCTTTGTTTAGGTGGCACTAATGTGGTTACAATTGTTTTATACACTCCTGTGTCGGGCTCTCCTTTAAATGTGTATCAGTTTAATGATAATTATAGTCAATACAGGAATCAACTCGGTATATATGTATTAAGCAATGTTCCTTCGGCTCATCCTATTGCTATATTAAATAACGGAAAAGAATCATTGATTAGTTACACCGGTCAATTTAATGCTGGCTCAGGAACTGCTCCTGACGGTAATTCTTATGATTATTTTTATGGGAATGTATCCATAGTTGTAAATGGAGATTACGGTACTGTAAGCTATGCTTGTTTATACCATGGATATATGGGGGGAGAAAACAACTTACAATATAATTCAACTTTGTGTGACTCACCAGGAACACCGACGCCAACACCCACGCCTACTCAAACACCAAGTGTTAGTCCAGTGCCTCCAGTACCTTCACCAGTGACTACTGAATATACTTTGTCTTATAGTCAGTCTTCTCAAGGTTGGCCTTCTTTTTACTCTTATGTGCCAGAGTTTATGATGGGAATGAATAATTATTTTTACACTTTTAATGGTGGTAATTTATTTCAACATAATATAAATGAAACAAGAAATAATTACTATGGTATACAATACAACTCTTCTATTGCTAGTGTGTTCAACGAGCAGCCATTGCAAAATAAAATTTATAAAACTTTAAATTTAGAATCTGATAATTCATGGCAAGCAAGTTTACAAACAGATATCCAACAAAACGGATTAATAGAAAGCAATTGGTTTGTTAAAAAAGAAGGTTCGTATTTTGCATATTTAAGACAAGCTGGCAATGTGCCTGCATTGTCAGGTCAGTACGCATTAAGGTCAGCTAATGGGATAGGAAGAGCTTCATCTATTGTAGTAGCGGGGAGTACAGCAACTATTAACTTTTCAACTAACCCTTTGGTATCAATTGGAAGCATAATAAGCGTAGGGGACTATGTATATTTTTCTGTTCCCTCATATACCACTATAGATTTAGGAGGTGTTGTAACTAACATTCAGGTTGATTTACCAAACAATATAAACAGGATTTTTATTTCAACTTCTGTTACTGGGTCGGTAAATATTCCGATTAACGACCCTTATATTTTATATATAAAAAACAATGAAGCAGAATCTCACGGATTACTAGGGCATTATTGTATATTCACTATTGTGAATACCAATACAACAGCAACGGAACTCTTTGCTGTAGAAAGCGATGTAATGAAAAGCTATCCGTAAAAATTAGTATCTTTGCATAGATGGACTTTAATATAAAGGAATTAAATCCTTCAGATTATGAGGATGTTTTGGTGGGATGGTGGAAAGATTGGGGTTGGCAACCGCCGCCTAAAGATTTTTTACCAAACGATGGAGTAGGAGGAGTAATGGTTACACACAATGACCAGCCTATTTGCGCTGGTTTTATGTACGTGACCAACTCAAAAGTTTCGTGGGTGGATTGGATTATCTCTGATAAAAAAATAGAGGACACCAAGTTTAGACACGAAGCAGTAAAGTTTTTGATAGCTGTTTTAACAAACATCTGTCAGGATAACGGAAGTAAATATATATATGCGCTTTTAAGACATGAAGGTTTAAGTAAAACATACGAAGAATTAGGATACATTAAAGGAGATTCATACACACACGAAATGATTAAAAAAATATAATATGGCAGCATTTACAACAATAGCCGCTTTAGGAATGTCAGCAGCTGGTTCTGCATTTAGTTTTTTACAAGCAGGTAAACAATCTAAAATAGAAAATCAAGCTCAAAGAGATGCAGCTAAATATATGGCAGACGCTAGAAAAAAATTAGATGTTAACATGTTAAAGGGTTTAAACCTATCCAGGGACGCTTATGATTTAGAATCTGAGCAATTGTCTCAGTTTGCAGGGGCTGGATTACAAGCTGGTGTAGAGGGAGACCAAAGAGGAGCAGGTGCGGCAGTAGGCAGAGTGGGTCAATTGCTTTCGGAGCAGGCTAAAGAACAAAGAGTAGCAATGGCTAAAGAGTTGTCAGATTTTGAAATGGCTGTAGCAAAGGAAGATGTAAACCTCCAAGGGCAAAGAGTAGATTTAGATTTAGGAGAGGTGGCTGGTCAACAGCAGATAGCTGCAGATGCAAGAGCAGCTAGAGCTCAGTCTATGCAAGCAGGAGTTCAAGGTTTAGTTGATGTTGGTTTAGGTGCAATGGAAGCGGGTGATGCTTTCTCAGGAACGGCGGAACGAAGGGCTGCGAATAAAGAGAAAAGACAAACAAGAAGAGCTGATAGAAGAGCTGGAAGATAAAATTAAAAATTATGGCAGGAGGATATGGATACGTAAGGGATGATAAACCCGCTCAGGTAGATTGGGGTCAGATTACAAAAGACGCAAGAGAGTCTATAAAATCTATAGAATCTGACAGAAAGTCTAGGCGTGATAAGATTGAAGAGGACCAGAGGGCTTTTACTAAGATGCTTGCTG